AGTTTTCTCCCACCCTATACCCTCCCGGGTACTCAAATGCTATAAATAGCAAGGAAATATACAACTTATATCCTGTATCTGGCATAGGTCTGTCACAAAAAGATACCAGTATTTGCGACAAAATGTCCACTGGATACTGGACATTTCCGGCACCACCCCGGGCGGAGCCCTCTGCCGGAACCAGCCATTCGCTGCGCTCAGGCACGGTTCCGGCTTTCATTCTTTTCTGAAAATACCGTTGCAGGACTGGAAATCTATTAATTTCAGGAGTTTTGATAGATATTGAGAAGATACCACCATTATCCGCAGGAAGAGCAGGCGGGCGGAACGCC